TAGTACCTACTGAAGTATCTCCATCAGAACTTGTATTGATTTCTGTACCTGTAGCTTGAACACCTTGAACATCCCTGTTAGCTTCTACATATGCTTTGATGCTTTGTTGTGTAGCTAATTTAGTTGCACTATTACTACTAAAGTCATCTTCATCAGCTATGTCCGTAATTGTTACAGAACCATCAGTAAGTGATCCAAAAGATATTGTGCCTGTTGTTGTAATGTTAGATGAGCCATTATCTATTGCACCAAATCCAGAGCTTATACTACCACCATTCAATGCACCAGTAGAAACTAGGTTAGGCATTGCAGTTATTTCATCATCAAAGTATGCAGCTAAATCTGTAACTGCTACTTGCTTCATGGTTCCGTTATCATTGACAACTACTCTATCTGCATCTGCTATTGTAGTACTTGAAGCTGTTGTATCACCATCCATAATGTTTAGTTCAGCAGCAGTAGATGTAACCCCATCAAGTATATTTAACTCAGCAGCAGTAGATGTAACACCATCTAATATGTTTAGTTCTTCTGGTGTAGATGTAATTTGCGTTGCACTTACAGCAGCCAGTACTGGAATTGTACCAGATTGGTTAGGTAGATTAATTGTACGATCAGCAGTAGGATCTATTATAGTAAGTGTAGTTTCATGTTCATCAGCAGTAGAACCTTCAAATACTACAGCATTCTCTGCATTCATCGTAACAGTGTCTACAACTGTCTGTGTACCTTGAACTGTAAGATTACCTGAAACAGTCAAGTTATCGCCTATGGTTACTTCAGATGTACCATGTCCTATTGTTACAGCAGTACCAGATACTCCAGTACCGATAGATACAGACTCACTGCTGTTAGCTGTATCAACAATAAGATATGCATCTGATCCCTGTTTAATTGTAAATGCAGTAGCTGAGTTATCTGTTACAGCTACATTAATATCAGTATCATCAGCAGAGATAGAGTCAACAGCAATATCACCTACGTTAGTTATGTTACCATCACCTACACTAATTGCAGTAGCACTAAGAGTTCCAGCTAGTGCAGTGTTAGCCCCAGTAAATGTAGCAGCGGTAGTAGAACCAGATTTAATTATTAAGTTACCTGAGTTGTTTGTTAATGCACCATATTGAGTACCATCATCTTTTAGTAGTACATCAGCACCATCTGCATCTAGTATAATATCTCCAGCAGCATCTACAGTCATATCACCAGAAGATAATGCTATAGTTGTACCGTCAATGTTAAAGTTATCTATATCAATACCAGCATCAGCAGTAATCTTGCCAGTAGAAGTAAGTGTTCCACCTACAGCCGTATTACCGCTAATGTCTGCTGTACCATTTATATCTATTGCAGTAGCCGTAAGGTCAATCTCATCTGTAGCTCCAAGAGAAAGAACAGTAGCACTAGAGCCGTGAATAAATTGTGAAGCATCATTAAACTGTATCTTATTAGTAGAATTAAGTAGTACTCCAGTATCAGCAACATGGGTAAGAGTAACATCTTGGTCATCTCCTAATCCTATTACAGCACCATCTGCTAAGTATAAATCACTAAACTCTAATGATGTAGTACCCAAAGAAGCACCATCAGATGCATCAGGTACAAATGCAGTAGTAGCAGTTATTGTCGTTCCTTGTACTGTACTAGATCCAGTAAGCGCACCAGTAACGCCTAATGTACCAGCGATAGTAGCATTCTCGTCAATGTCAAGTGTATCTATATGTGCAGTACCGTCTATATAAAGATCTTTAAATTCTAAAGATGCTGTACCTAAATCTATATCATTGTCTGTTATAGGAACAATAGCACCGTCTTGAATACGAACTTGTTGTGTAGCTGCACCACCTACCTCATTATAAAATTCAATGTGATTATTAGAGGTATCTATTAATACAGCATTCTTCTGGTCTGCATCTGCTATACGATCTATGGGTGGGCCTTCTGCTGCCGTACCATCGTGTGCGTGACCTGACGTTTCATTAAACGCTGCTAATAATTGGTTGTACTCTGCATTTATAGGAGAAGCCGATATAACCTCACCGCTAACTATTTGTGCTGAAGATTGTCTAGTATATCCTGCCATTATCTGTATCCTGCATCCTGATAAGTTATAGAGAACCCTGCTATACTATATGGAGCTTGGGTTCCTGTTGACGTTATGACCAGAGATATAGACTTCCCTGATCCTTGTAAATTTGTTTCTAGTACGGGGCTAGTAGATCCATCAAAAGTAAATGACGTAGTATCATATGTACTACTAGTTGTAGTGTACCTTGATAATGACCCTGCCGTAGTTAAAGCATATGTAGTAGGGTCTGGTGTATTAGGATCATCCCAGTTGTAGGCTATACCTAAGTTCAAACTGGAAGACCCCTCTGGTCTAGTAAATAACGATACGTGTTGATATATTTTGCGTTTTTCGGTAGAGTCGAAATATAGAAAGGGAGATGCGTAAACTGCCGTAACATCAGCACCATCAAAAGTATTACCGCTTTCCTGCTTGTATATTTCACCATTTAGATCCCCGTGTAATACTGTCTCTACTTTATTTATTAATCCGCTAGTAGATACAAATGCTCGTATTCCTAACAGTTGACCAAACTCCCAACCTACTCGCCTGTTTGCAAATCTTAGGCCACCTATTACACCTTCAGTATCTGCTGCAGCAGTTGTTTCAGAGGGAAAGAAATACCTAAACTGAGACTTGTTATTTATAACTACTGAAGACATATTATCTAGATCATGTGTATTAGGTAGCTCTTGTAGTAGTTGTTGTATCGGCTTTGATATAGTTTCAAGCTCAACGTCACCAATGTTTGCAGTGCCTTGTATGGGGCGAATGCCATCAGACGCTAAGAATAAAATGTCACCACCTATTTCTATTATACTATCTGTAGCTATACACCCTACGTTAGCTGTAACATCAGATACTGCAAAATCAGCAGTGCCACTACCCGTTACTTTTTTTATCTGTCTTTCGCCAAATACAAATAGGCTGTCTCTGAAAGGGGCCATACCTACTACGTCAAATCCCATATCTAAAGTATTTGAGTTAGTGCCGTATGCATCTGGGTCTGACGGTTGACTATACAGTATTATATTTTTACCATTGTTGGTAGATGGAAAGCCACCATAAAACTTATGATTTTTAAAGTCCGTAGAAAACTTAGCACCTGAAGAGTTAGTAACTGATCCTGCTGCGTGAGTAACTACAGTAGTGCCATTAAAGGTTGCAGGAAAATTTAAACCATCTGTTATAATAACATCTTCAGTGTCGCTGTATGCGCTCATACTGTGTCGTACTTTAGTAACACCTACTGAAGATCTGTTAGAAGATATAGTAGTCCAACCTCCTGTATTATATTTCCATATACTATAAAACTTACTGTAGTTTGCTGTTACTGAAGATCCACCACCGCCACTTACTGTAGAGGTAGCAGCAGAAGTAAATTCTACAGTATAACTATTAGCGTCAGGTACAGTAGTAACCTTCATCTCTACGCCGTTAGGAGTTATGTTACCTACGGCTGCACTACCTGAGAAAGTTACAAAGTTACCTACGACTAGGCCGTGTGAGGTATGCGCTACTGTAATTGTAGAACTAGTATTAGATATGGAGAAGGGGTTAGAGCCTAGCGTCTGAGTGCCATTGTTTGCAGTAAAGGTTACTGAACTGCCTCCACCAGTAGCACCCGAACTAGCATTAGATGTAAATACTACAGTATAGCTGTTTGCATTAACTACCGTAATAACCATTTCTACTGAGTTTGGCGTTATACCTCCAACATCAGAAGAACCTGCAAAGGTTACTCTATCTCCTGTTGATAGCCCATGACTACTATGTGTCACTGTTATTGTAGGGCTTCCGCTAGTAACTACAAAGGGATTAGAACCTAGAGATCCTGTAGTATCTTTTAAGTTTCTTCTTACAGCGTAGGGTGTACCATCTAGTATCCATAGACCCATGACAGGGCCTGATCCTGTAACTGACCCATAGTTAGAGTCATAATCAGCATAACCATTAATACGTCTATATCCACCAAACTGAGATACTTCCATATTTAACATTCGTATGGCAGACCCCGGAAGCGTATTGGCAAGAGTTAGCGTATCCTCATTTGTATACAAACCCCCTCTGGAGTTTACCAGCACATCTTTTAATGCGTCTGCCATTAAGCATTACCATGTGGTACATTTAAGAGTCTGCCTACCCGTGTATCTCGTACATCTGTAAATCTGTTAATTAGTAGGGTACGCATTCTCTCTATACCCTCATCAAACTTAGCCTTAACTACGGCTGCCTGTTGGGTATTGTCTCTGAACATAAAGGAGTGATATTGCGCTCCATCTATTACTATATGTTTAAATGCGTCAGGAACTGACATTGTATCTGTAGCAGAAGATAGGTCTGTAGCATACGCAAAGTAGCTGTAGCTAACGCTATATGTAGCATCTGGTTTTGGAGTAAATCCAACTTTATTATCTAAGGTACGGTATACGTATACAGGTTGATCGTAGTCTCCTGTACCTGCCTCTGCATCGCGCTCAAAGAAACGCTTTAAGTACGAGTCATAGTTTATTTGCTTTAGTACTCTTGCACCATAATTATTATCTGCATCATAGTTTATTCTAAAAGAATCCCAATCTGCAATCTTTAGATCCGTAGCTAACGTGTACTGATCAGTGCCTACTACTAGGTCTAGTGTACCTGTAGTGTGGTTAAACGGAAACTCAAATTCTTTTTGTGATATTTCTTGTAGGGAGGAATTAACTGCATCTTTAACTACGGCACGAAAACCCGTGACATTAGGAAAATCAGTTGCTGTAACCTCAACCTCATTCATTCTCCTTAACGTATCATTTACTAATGTAAGGAATGTTGTAGCCATGTATCATCCAAATTAAAGACAGGGGTAGCCCTATTTAAAAGACTACCCCCTAGTACTTTATTAAGCTAAAGCATCTCTCGCTGCAGCAGATGGTTTTGTACCATTTGCGTTGCAATTAATGCAAGTAGCATATACTCTTAAAACCCCAACAGCAGCAGCAGCTCCTGCTAACTTAACATCAATAGTATCTGTAGTACCGATAAATTGAGTGTAAGTTGAAGCAGCAGAGCCAACAACTGTATTGGTTTGTCCATTAGTTCCAGCAGCGCAGTAGCCAGTGGAAGTAACGTCAGCACCATCAACAATGTCATCACCAGCAGCAAAGTCAATGTCAGCAGTTACACTTGCAGTAAAAGCTGTCATAACTTCAGCACCAGCGTTAAGTACCAATGTACCAGCAGGTATTTCTAATAACTGAAAAATGTCTCCATCAGCTATTGTATTACCAGCAGTAATTAATGCAGCTACGTCAAGGTATGCCTCGACATTGTACATTACATTGTTACCATAATGACCCGGCATTACAGCAGAAACATCTGCACCAACACCAGAGGTAGATGAAGCGGTAAGGTCAAAAGTAGCCATTGTCTATTCTCCCCTTAACCAGCAATGTTGTAGTGAGCGCGAACTAGTGCTTCAGGACGAAGAACCTTGCGACCATACAGATGCATACCACGAACTATGTCAGCAAAGCTGTCATTATCACGATATGTTTCAACCTTTTCTACTTGCGAAGCAGTAGCAACGGCAGAGTCGTGACCAGCAACAATAGCACCATAATGTGCGCTTGAACCATTAGTATCAATGGTAGCTGGGCCTGTACCTACCGAAGGAAGGTTGTTTGACATATATACTCTGAAACCACGAACCATGCCAGAAATAATACGACCATTACGTAGAATGTCTGTACTACCTGAAGCAAAATCATTGTTCAATAGTTTAGAGTTTTCGTCATTAAGCTGTTCAGCAAACACTGGATCGACAACAACCCAACGTCCATCACGGTCAACATTTTGCTGATCGAGTAAACGAGCCATACGGTTTAGCACTTCCAAGGGAGTTGCTTCACCAGTAGATCCGTCTGGATGTAGAGCGATTGAGTCGGTAGCAGCACCACCTGAAACAAAGCTGTTACGTGCAATTAACATAGAAGCTAACAAACCGTTGGCTGCTGCTCCTGCAATAGGATCAGTACCTGATTTGTCAGCAGCTACTCTTGCAGTTCCTGCAACAGAGCTAAGTGAAGCCTGTTTGAAACCTGTTAAGTAACCTAATACTTCCATGTCAAATTGATCTTTTAGACGATAACCTGCTCTATCAGTTGCCATTGACTCAAAGTTTACATGAGAATGTGCATCTTCAATGTCATCAATTTTAAAAGCAAAGTAGTTTGCTTTATCGACAACTAGAGTGAAGTCATCATCTTGTAGATCCTGTGGCTGTACTTGTGTGCCACGGGCGTATTCTTGAACCGTTATTTCTGGTTCTTTGATGATACGAACTGTATCACCGAAATTAGCGATCTCACCAAAATAATCATTGTTGGTAATGTCCTCGCATACACTGGTTTTACGAAATGCCGATTGCACTTTCTTACTGTAAATTACAGGTGAAAAGTTGCCATTCGGAAGGTTTCCGTAACCAGTAGCTGTTTTAAAAGCCATATTGGTTCCCTCCTATGATAGCTTATATCATGTAAGTTCAGGGCATTTCGCTGTTTATTGGGTGTCCATATCTTAATTAGAGATAAGGGGCCAACTAGTAAAATGGTAGCTAACCTACTTCTAATTTTATGAAGTAACATACCAGTGTGTAGTCATCTTACGATGAGGACATCAGTATGTGATGTAAGGTATAGTTATACATATTAAATATGCATTGTCAACCTTTTTTTATCGTGCTGCACCAGAAATATCATAAATAAATGTTCCGTTGCGTATTGCATTAGTAATTGCCTCTTCATTAGCTTCATACTGTGCAGCAGACATTTTATCCACTTGAGACTCTCTAAATGTACCTTTTTTTACTGCATCTGCATCTGCCTTGGGCATACCCTTAGTAGATACGTTAGATGCTGCCTCAGATGGTTTTTGTCTTTTAGTTAGTAATTTGTTTTCTGCTTTATACAAAGTAATTGCCTTACTACAGGCATATGCGTCTGAGTCATTGTCGTATAGTGCTTCCTGTACCCATTTAGGTTGTACAGATGCCCACTCATGGAAAGCAGGATCTTTACGGATTGCCTCAAAGTCTGGGTGTAGCGTTTTTAATTCGCTTTCTGCTTTCTCACGAACTACGCCCCTCTTCATTTCCTGTAGTTCTTCCATCTCTTTTTTAATGCTTGAAGATACTTCAGTAGATTTTTTGAGGGCTATAGACTCCATCATCTTAGAAACATCTGGGTATTTCTGCGACCATGCAGATATTTCCTCTTCTGTTTTAGGTAGCTTAACAGATTTATTAGCTAGTGCCTGTATCTGTTTTTCTAACTTTTTTATCTCTTTTTTGTGTTCGTCTTGTATACGTTGGGAGTGCCTACGAAGATCTCCATATCGTTTCTTAAATGTAGACTCTTCTGGATCTAAAGCATCTAACTGCTCCTGATTCTCCTCCTCCTCTTCTACTTTATTTTCTAGGGCCTGTCGTTGTTCTACAAGTTCTTTTAGTTCTCGCTCCTCATCCATTGCCCTTCTGTATTTTTTAGTTGCTTGTACTACGTGTCCTTTAACAGACTGATTATCGTGTTCTTCTACTGACATATTTTACTCTCCTCTATAGGGGCCTCAAGTAGCCTTTCGTTATGAAAGGGGTATCGGGTAGCCCGTAATAATTATTCTTCTGCTTGTTGGTCTG